GTTTGCGCTCGGCAATGCTAAAGACTTGCGGAAACAAGCAGACGTTCTGGACACGTATCGCGATTCAATGCTCGAATATTACTCAGCAAAGATGAAGCGACCAGTCGCGGAAATCATTTCATTACTCGAACAAGAAACATGGTTCACGGCTGCCGAAGCGATGGAAGCTGGCCTTGTTGATTCCGTTGTTGACGTTGGCAATAAAGTTAAGGCAAGAGCAGTACCAATGGATCGCGGGTTCAAAAATATTCCGCAAGACTTGCTGAAACCACCAGTCGCAGCGGCTGCGGAGCCACCATCGCAGATGTCTTTGGTCGAAGCGACCAGAAAATTATTGCTGGCAAAGCTCGCAAGGCACTCTTGACGCTGAAACTTGCTGAAGTAATAATTCGGCGAAATCAAGACTGCCACAACAGGTCTTTACCTTGGCGGGAAGAAAGCATTCTAATCAATGCCGGAACGTCCGTACCAAAGGAACGAACTCCGGTTGCACTTTACAAACGGAGATCGAAAGATGTGGGATATCAAAGAACTTGAAGAACAGCGGCGACAATTGGTTGCCCGTGCGACGGCAATCATTCAGATGTCGTCAGAGGCTGGCCGATCAACACTTACTCCTGAGGATCAAGCCGAGTTCGATTCCATTCAGGGCGAGGGTGGAAAGATCGACCAACTAGATGCGAACATCAAACGGCTGAAAGGTTTGGAAGCGCGTCAGGCACAAATCGCCACTCAGCAATTCGTAACCGGCAATACTGAAATCCAGCGTAACGGAACCCGCCAAGAAGCGGATATCTTTGCAGCCGTTCGCGTTCCCGCTGCTCACATGCCGCGCAATCCGCTCAAGGCATTCACCGGTGAGAATGCTATCAAGGCTGCTTACATCACTGGTATGTGGGCACTCGCTACGATTTACAAGCGCAAGGATGCCCTGGCATTCATGCAAGACATTGGCCTCGGTCACAATTGCGTCGTGCAATCTGCGATGACCGTCGGTGAAAATGAGAAGGGTGGATTCCTTGTTCCAGATATCACCGAAGCGACCATCATCCGAAACGTTCAAACGTTCGGCGTTCTGCGTCAGTATGTCGGGAGGGTATGGCCTCTCAACAGCGGTTCGCTGAGTGTGCCGAAGCATGGAACTGGTTTCACATGGTCGTGGGTCGGTGAACGGCAAACGATTCCTGAAAGCGACCTCACTCTTGGTCGCGTGAACCTTGTCGCAAAGAAGGGTGGAGTCCTTGGTCGAATCTCGTCCGAACTGTTCGAGGATTCGATTGTCGCCCTCGGTGATTACATTGCGACTGAGATCGCATGGGCCAAAGCGCGAGCCGAAGATGATGCGGCTTTCAATGGTAACGGCGATCTTGCCTACGGTGGAATCGTTGGTTTGAGAAGTGCTTTGCAAGCTGGTTGTATCTCGACTGCTGAAGCGAACGACAACACTCTGTCAGAATTGACGGCTCTTCCGATTCACGATTGTATGGGCAAAGTCCAAATGTATCCAAACATGGATTTGGCTTGGTACATGCACTCGTCAGTATGGGAAAATGGTTTCAAGCGATTGGCATTCGCACTCGGTGAACCGACGCATTGGATGCAAGGTATCGGGCCGATGTTCCTCGGCTACCCTGTAAGGTTCACGCAAATCATGCCATCAGGAGGCCCTCTGACAGACCTCGCAAGCACGATCATCGCTTACTTTGGCGACTTGTCGAAAACGATTGCGATGGGTGAAGCTCGCGGATTGCAGATCGTTGGCGATACGAGTGTGTTCTTTGCGACTGATGAAGTAGCTGTTCGCGGAACGACACGGCTTGATATTCAGGTTCACGAAACCGGAACTGCATCAGCTTGCGGTTCAATGTCGGCATTGCGGTTGAATACCGCTTAATCCACCGGCTCGGATGGCTCCGGCCTTGGTCTGTCGAGCCATGTCGAAAGATGTGGCTTGACAGTTTTTCTTACCTATTACCTATCACAAGGATTTCAAATATGAACCAGATACATGCACTCGTTTACACTTCGATGCTTGCGCCGATCACGGCTGCAACGACTGTTCGAACAGCAGCCGTTGAGATTGCGAACAACGATGAAGCATCATTCTTGATCCAGCTTGGTGCAGAACTCAACACGAACTCCACGAACGTGACTGTCGAGCTTGCTCAAAGCGATGACGGTGGAGCGTGGACGAACTTCTACACGGCAGTATGGGACAATACGGCAGCGATTGCTCGCAAGATCAATGTCGGCACAAATGGCAAGCGTCGCCAAGTTCGTGTCCGCATTCAACCGGATTCTACAACAAATGGCCCTATCATTAGTTCAGTTCAGGCATTGCTCAAACCGAGCATTATGACTACGCCATCTACCAACGAAGTTTTCATTCTGTAGTCGCACGTTGCGTCTGTATTAGAATCAAACCAATAAGGAGCCATCAGATGAACGGTGAACAAACAATCAAGCCAGATGACAAACTCGTTTCGTTCATTGCACTTATGACCAGCGGCAGAACCGGCCTCCTCTGGCCTCAGAACATTATCCGTAATGCTCTGAATCAGGCTGGCGTAAAGTTGATGCACACGATTGGGGTCTATTACGGCCAGTCGTTGCAGCGGATGCTCGAAGATGCTCTTGATAAGGGTTTGAAATATGCGCTCTGCCTTGATACGGATTCGCTATTCAATGCAACTCATGTTAAGCAATTGCTTACGAACATCGACGCCGATCCAAACATTGATGCGCTCGCGGCTCTGCAATGTCGCCGTGGTATGCCGCATCCGCTGTTCTCAATGCCACCAGACCCGGAAACCGGCATACGCCCATCGAACATACAATTCGAAGGGAAACCATTGCAGGTTGAAACGGCTCACTTCGGACTGACAGCGATCCGGCTTGAAAAACTCAAAGATGTGCCGAAGCCGTGGCTGTTCGGCCAGCCTGATGAATCTGGTTCGTGGGGCGAAGGTCGCGTCGATGACGATGTCTGGTTCTGGAACCAATGGCGTAAAGCTGGACGTTCTGTGTTTGTGGATTCCAGTGTGTCGATTGGGCATCTTGAGGAATTCATTACTTGCTTCGATGCAGAAGGTTCACATTGCGTTGTTTATCCCAAAGATTGGGCTCAGGAGCATGTATGAAAACTTTGCTAGTATGGGTCGGGCCGAACACGACGCCAGATGTTGCGGCATTGGTTTCGCATTTCGATTGTGCGATTCTTTTCGAACCGGGACGCGACGAATACTTGGAATTGTGTAACCAGTTCCCAAAGCAAGAAGGCGTTGAAATCGTTAACGCTGGATGCGGGTTGGACGTTGGCGATTTTGAATTCACGCATTACAACCACGGCTTGAGCAGTTCATTTGCAAGAGTAACCGATGATGCAAGAAAGGCATGGGCTCATGCTGACTGGTCTGGTGAACGCACGACCATTGCTCGCATGGTCAATCTTGGCGATTGGCTGCGTACCCGTGGCATTGAAACGATTCACAAGCTGGTCATTGATGCACAAGGATTCGACTTGGATATCCTGCGAACAATCCAATCGCCATACCTTGAGAAGCAGTTTGTAAAAGAGTTGGTTGTTGAAGGCGATATTCACACGTTCAACCACTACGAGCATCGCAATAGTTTTACTGATCAAGCTGAATTGTTGCAGCGATGCGGCTACGTTTGTACTCGCAAGCTGGGAACCATTCACATTGATTCAACATGGGAGCCAGAGGGAAATGCGAATCAGATTGCTGCGAGATTGGAACGGCAAGGGTGCCGGACTTATTATTGAAAGTTTCCCCGGAGGCATGGGCGACGTTCTGTGCAGAAGGGGAATAGCCGAGGAGCTACCAGCAGATGAAGATAGTCAAAACAACAACGACGCCCCAAGCATTACCAATATCCCTGTCGGCGTTGAAAGAGCATTGCCGGATCGAGGACAGCGAAACGGTTTACGACGCAGACCTCGTTCGGCTAACAAGAACCGCAACTGAATGGATCGAAGATAACTGCCACATCGTCCTGATCGACACAGATTACTCTTGCTACTTCGATTCTTTTCCTGATGATGGGCCAATCCGGTTGCCAGTCCTGCCGGTCTCTGAAATCACCGACATTGAATATTACGATGCCAACGGAACGGTTCAGGTATTGGCAAGTTTCCAAGCAGACCTGTTCGACATTCCAGTAAAGGTCTTTCCTGCGATTGGGCAGGCATTCCCAAGTACGCAAACAGACCGTATCAACGCATTGGAAATCCGGCTCGTTGCTGGCTACGGGCCGAGCGAAGCATCCGTTCCAGAAACGGTCAAGCAGTTGATTTGCTTACTGGTGTACCATTGGCATTTGAACCGCTCTGCCGTTGTGACTGGAACTATCTCGAAAGAAATTGAAATGGCGGCTGAGGAACTGACAAAGATGGTTCGCCGCAACGAATTTGAAACATTCCAATAATGAACGATCGAATCACAATCCAGAGGCGTGAAAACCTGACCGTTGGAACGAGGGGTCAAGCCGCATCGGTGTTCGCAACCGTTGAATCTCGATGGAGTAAGTTCGTGTTTCTTTCGGGAAAAGAACTGGAAAACGCTCGCAAGGTGTATGCCGAAGTAGTTGCTACGGTTGAAATGCGGAAGCCATACCAATACGATTTGACAACACAAGACCAGATTGTGTTTCGCGGAGAAACATTCGGGATCGCTGCGATCCTGCCGGTTGCTCCACGGTTCGAGATTGTAAACCTGATGTTGTCGAG